ACTATTTTTCTAATTAGATTTTCGAATGTTTTTGCTTTCATTATTTTCTAATTTTTATATGTTAATAAATATAATTTTTTTTAATTTATTGGTACAATTTTTCTCTCAAAGCGTGTTTGGAATCCAAAATCTGTAGCATTTAATCGTTCTATTGTCTCTGTTTTGCCTTGTCCTTCAAGTTCTAATAAAAGACTTTCATATAATTGTGCTAATTTATCTGATATTCCATATAATTCGTTATTGGGTCTTGTATTATTTCCTAACCCTGTATGTCCAAATCCTGAGGTTGTTCCTTGTACTCCTGTATTTCCATATCCTCCAAGTCCGTTTTCACCTCCTAACCCATAATCTGCTTCTTGATTAGGGCTTTCAACCCCACTGACATCTCCAACAACCTCTCCCGTTGGGTTAGCAGCCTCGTATTCTGCTATGGCTATTTCTTCTAAGTCTCTTTCTAATGCAAACAGTCCTGTAGGGTCGTTTTTTAGTATTTCTTCTTCTAATAATTTTTCATTTATATTTCCATCTTCGTCCATTACAGAGGTATCTGAAGTATTACACATTTGAATGTACATCATATATAAATATTCTATAAGTGCTTTTATTTTTTGTACAAGCATTAATATTGGTGTTATTAAAAGAATTGCTGCTGCTATTGTAGCTATTATTCCTAGTGCTATTTTTATATATTTAGTTACTTGAGATTGGACTGATTTTATTGCACCTCCAAAGGCTTGTACTATTCCTTTAGCTTTTGCAATAATGTCTGAGATTTTTTGTATGCAAGGTCCTCCTCCTACTGGTGGACAAAACGCTAAAGTAATAGGAGCTAACATTACTATTATTTTTAATACAATTATTATACCTGCTAAAACAGCCATAATTTCTGCGATTTTTGGTAGTACTTTGTCTACTATTTTTTGTAGTTTTGCTTTTAAAGAATCTAATTTTCCTTTAGCTTTTAATAAAACGTTTTCTAATTTTGATATTAAACCATGAACTTTATCATATATTCTTTTCATTTTTTTCTGAGCCTGTATACTACAAGCAGCAGATATTAATTTTTCTTTTATTTCATCTTTAGAAGGTAATTTTTCTACTACTTTCATTACTTGCTTTTTACCTTCTTCTTGTACTTTCATTTTAGCATCTCCTAGAGGTCCTCCACACTGTTTATTAAGCATCTGTGTTAATTGTTCTACTGCCATATTATGCTACTTTTGTTATGTTACTTTTAAAATTATTTACTTCTTTTTTTAAATCAGAGATTCTATCTAAAACTTTAGAAAATTTTGCTTCATTTTTTACATTAGGTGATGTAACAGGCCCATAAGGGGAAGGTGAAATAAAAGTTAGTTGTCCTGTTATTACGTCTATCATTTGTTCTAATGTTTCTAACAGGCCTCCTGTTCCCCCTAAATATACTCCTAATTCATGTCCCTTTACTGCGGGGCTATAGGGTAAACCCTCTCTATTTAAACCTAAATATATATTGGGGGCATTTATTATAAATTTATTTTCAGGTAAATTACTTGTATTAAAATGAAAATTACCGTTTGTACTAAATCCTATTTGTTCATTTGAATATAGAAGTATAGCATCATTTCGAGCATTAAATACTAATCTATCTGAATTTATTATTACTTGTTTACCTTCATATGTATTAGGTTTTATATTTTCACTCATATTATACTATATTTTGAATTGCTTCTGTTATTCCATCTTGGTATTCTTTATGGGCTCCCCTTCTTTCTCCCTTATAGTATTCATGGATGTTTTCTCTTTCAGAAGCCAAAGTAGTTTGATTATCATTTTCTCCTGCTTTGTATGATAGATGTATCCATGATTTGTTTCCCCTTTCAGGGTAAGCCCACATTAATTCATTCCATTTTGGTAAGTTGTTTATACACCAATTAAATATATATGAGGTATGTTCTTCAGGTACTTTAAAATCAACAGCACGTCCTGATAAGTGAGTGTTAAAAGGGTGAGATCCTCCTACCATTCTATTTAGTTCTATACTTCTATAAGCTGAGAGTATTATTAAATTAGGATATTGTTCTATTACTTTATCTAAACAATTTTCCATAAGATCTTTTAAATTTTGTACTATTTGTTCCCCATTATATTCTTTATTTACCCCTGGATAGTTGTTTAATTTATAGTAATAAGGATTATTATAATCATAAGAGACTAAATGTTTTAATTTATAATATTTTCCTATTTCTTGATCTAAGGGGCTATGTATCTCAGATATACTTCCTGAAGATAAAGCATATAATTCAGGTACTCCCTCTGTAGGTTTTGTTTCCATATTTAATATGGTTTCGTCTGTAGGTTTTATACGCTGAGTATCTGTTTTTCTTTCTATTATAAGGGAAGTATTTTCAACTGTATACCAAGGCAGTTCTTTTAATTCTTCTTTTATTATTTCTTTTTGGGTAACTCTTCGAGGAGTATTTAACACTATATCCTCGTTTACATTAGTAAAAGGTTGTTTTTCTATTTGAGGTTCTATTATTATGTTTGGTTTTTTAGCCATTATTCTTGTGGTTCTGTTGGTTCAGCATGATATGATTGATCATTGTCTGAAGCTACTGTAAAGTTGGTTAGTTTTTGAGTTGAAGTTAAATATATACTTGAATCATCAGTGTCTATTTTTTCTGTTGTATGTATCCATCCTTTGTCTTCTGTTTCTACTGTTTGTCCATTTCTTATTATTATTATAGGGTCTCCTGTTGTTCCTTCTTCTGAATCACTCCAATTGTTTGTATTTTCTTTAGGTATTATAGTTTCGTCTTTTTGTTCTTTAGTCGTTGAACCCAATCTAATAGAATTACCAAACCTACCCTCTAATATCATGTCTCCTTCATAGGGTAATAGGGGTTTTATGTCCATTTTTTCATGAAAATATCTTCCTAAATCTATATCTGTGCTTCCGTCTGTTACTTGTCTAGATATTCCTGCTTCTGTTCTTTGGTAGTCGCTAGCGTTTTGTTCATTTGTTTCAAATAGTGTTGTAGGAAGAGCATTATGGTGTGGGTGGTTCCATATGTTTAAGTCAGGAAAATAATAATTAGTTCTAGAATTATCGTTATATGTTTTTTTGTCAAAAGTAGAAGCTATTAAAACTATTTCATTTCTTAAAGGATATTTTTTAATAAAAGAAAAAAAGGGAATAGCTACTTTTTGATTATCCCAAGGAGCTTCTAAAGGTGTGTTATCTTTTAGTTTAGTATAGGTTATAGTTCCTATAGAGTCATACCCTCCATATTTTTCTGCAAAAGGGTGATTTATATCTAATATTATGTCTAAGACTCTTACTGCTTCTAAATGTTTTGTTTTAGCAGATCTTGAACCAAAAATACCTGTGTCTTTTTTATATACCATCTTCGGGTGCTTTTATTTGTTTTGGTTTTTCTACAGTTTTTGCTATTTCTTCTGCGACTTCTTGTAGCTGATTCATCTCTTCTTCTGTTAATAACCCTCCATCTCCTGTATTTGCGTTACCCGTAGATAAACGTTGAACTATGGCTGCCATTTTTATCAATTGGTCATCATTTTTGACACTAATTTCCATGTATTCCTTAATTAAGGGGACTACTACGGTGGCATCTCCTAAAGAAGTAATAAGAGGGCGTAATTCAGCTATTAAAGATGCTAATTGTTTTGATTTTTTTGATTGATTTTTGTGAATTTCTTTTAATAAGTCAGAAAAGCTTTTATCATCAAAAATTATTTGGTTTAATGAATCCATATCTTTTATGTTTATTATAAATATGGAATTTTTAAATTCTTACATACCCTGTATCGATATATTCGTAATGTAGATTTTTATGTAATTGTTTTAGTTTTTTTGTAACTTTTGTAATTACAGGAGTATCTACATCTGTCATTTCACGAATATAAATATATAGTGCCTTTTTATTAAAGATTTCTAAATTTTCTCTTCTTTTAAAGAGTATATTAATAGCATCCGCTACTTTTCGGTCTTTATCTTTTTTAAATAAAGTAAATATATGTTTATCTACATATTCTGTGTAGTAGTCTATAAATTCTTTTATGTCTTTTTTGCGTTGATCTCTTCCTAGTTGATGTATTACTCCTGCATCTTCATCTGCTGCTAGTAGATCTACTTTTTGTTTCTTTTTTTTATAGTTATTGTTATTATATAATATAAGGTAATTTTTACCTACAATTGAAAAATAACTAAAAGCTTTTGTTCCTTTATCAGGATTAAAATAATCTAATTTTTCTAAAAGAAAACAAATAACTTCATGCTTTAAATCTTCTAAATCATCTACTTCTGTGTAATAAAATTTAAAAGTATGAATTAAGTTTTCAGCTAGCTTGTAGAAGGGATAGTGTATTCTTGAAGAAAAAATATAATCTCTTTCATCTTGGTTTGAAGAAGCTAAATATTGTTTTATAGCTAAGTCTGTATCTTCAGTGAAATATCTTTTTTTTGTTCTTTTTCTTCCTCTCTTTTTAGGTCCTGGGACAGAAGAACCAGTATGTACTGGTTCTATAGGGGGTTTTGGGATAAAACTATGTTTATTAGGCATATTATTTAAGTGTAAATTCGTTTAAAGCATCTTGTATTTTTTTAACTTCTTCAAAAAACCATCCTATCTCATCATCTGCGTAGAATATATTTTTGTTGTCTATATCTTTTAGTCTTATACCACAGTGATTTATAGCTTCACTTTGTTTTGCTATAAAATCTTCTAAAGCTTCATTTTTTTTCAATAAATTAAAAAGAGCAAAACTTAATGATGTTACTGTTATTGTAAGTATTATTGTTGCAATTGTCCATCCCATAATTTAGTCTTTAAAAAAAGAATCTATAACGTCTAAAGTAGCGTTAGATAGATTCGGGTTATTTTTAGTATTTAATTTTTTAGCATTTCTTAAAGTTTTGTCTCCTTTAGATGCATTTTTAGGTTTTGATTGTTTAGGCACTGCATCTGTTGCATTGTTCCATATTTCAAACTCAATTTGAGCTGCCATATGGTCTGCTTGGTGCATTAGTAAAGGTAAGTGTGATCTTAATTTAGTCTCTTTCATACCTGACATAAAATAAAATTTATTACTTTCATCATATAATCCATCATGGATTTTGATTCCTATATATTCATTTTGAGATACTATACACCCTATTTGTTGTAATAAAAATAAAGATCGTTCTGGTATTTTCATAGCAGGGATGTCAGTGTTAAATTTATAAATTTGGCCTAATTTATCTATATGCCATTGAGAATCATTTGGTTGATAATATTCGCCTTCTTGTTGGCCCATCTTGCCTAAATCATGGAATAAAGCGACAAAATGCATTTCTTCAATGGTATATGTGGATATATCACCTCCCATTTTATTCCACGTTTTATATAATTCATTTGCACAATCATATACACGTAAAACGTGGTCAACATAACCACCAGCAAATGCTGAATGATGCCAATTCTTAGCTGCTGCAGGCATCATCATTATTCTATCTTCGAATTTTTCTAAAAAGGGAATTAATATATCTGTTCGTTCTTTAGATATATTTGTTTTTATTTCGTTTAAATAACGATCCCAATTTGATTGGATTTTTTCTGCTGATAACATAACCTTTATTTTTTATTGAAACATGCCTGTTTGTGGTGCACCACTAGCTCCTATACCACTTGATCCTTCTCCTCCTGCTATTGTTATTATGTTTTGGAGGTCTTCGTAAGCGTCCTTAAGGGGTCCATTTTCCATAAATTCTATGGCTTCTTGTTGTTTACCTGCTCTTATTATTTTGTTAAGAGCTAATAGATTTTGGTCTAATCTTTCTAAATTTGCTTGTACTTGTCGTGCGTATTTCATAATAATATTTTATTTTATAGGGGTATATAATAAGGAAAATTTAGAAAACCAAATATTTATTCAGAGGCTTTACCAAAAATAGCATCAAAATCTAAAGCCATAGAACCTTGGGCGGTTTTTATATGGTTTAAAGCATCAGGATTTGTATTTATTTTGTCAAAATCTATAGCCCAAAACCTACAATCTCCGTTTTTTAATAAATTAGCTAAAAAACCTCCTTGTCCTGGTTTTCTTTGTATTTTAGGTCTAACAAATTCTATAGCCATAGCTCTAGCACCTTCATCTGCTGTTTTATATTCTCCTAATCTGTCGTCTAAAAAGTTTAGGTTAGTTTCTATTTGTGAGAATATTTCATATATTTCTGCTAATTGGGAAAAATCTACAGTTCGTATTTTTATTATTTCTTCAAAAGCTTCTACTAAATTTTTTCCATCCCATGTTAAAGGATTTACATCTTTAGGTCCTTTCTTTTTACCTTCTGGGATACCTTTAAATATTGTAGTTAAAGCATTAATTCCAAAAATAATACCTAACATTTTTAATTGTTCTCTATCTTGACCAAAACGACCTAAACTTTTTTTACCAATATGTGATTTAAAAGCTTTTACTTCAACTCCTACGCCATTAAATTCTAAATCAGGGTTATCTGCTCCTCTTGTATCTAATACATTTACTGGAGATTTAGAGTGATTATATAACCAATATAGGGCTACTTCTCCATTTCCTACTCCTTTAGTTCCTCCTTCTGTTTCTCCTTCTTTAGGAGGAGTCAGTTCCCAAAATTCTTGCCACCATTTTAAGTCATCTGGTTTAACTTTAATGTTAAAAGTATTCCCTCCTTTACCTGGAAAGGGATAAATATGTTTAGATGTAGGTATAGGTTTTTTTGGATCCCAACCACGATTTTCTACTAGATGTTTTTTAATAACAGTATCATAGGTTTCAGATCCTTCTTTAGGAGGATCAATTTCTCCATCATTATCAAGGTCTAAGCCAGTACTAGTAATATCAGCTGTTTGTTCTGGTTCTTCTTCTGGTTTTGGTTCATTAGCTTTAATTTTGTCTAATGAATGCATAAAATCTGTATTGTCAGGGTTGAATTGATCAAATATATGATCTGTAGGAAGATTTAATTCTGTTAGTATTTCTTTTAAAATTTGAACATCAGAAGGGCTATCCATTGCCGGATAACCCTTTTGAGTTCTATAAGACCATTCTAATACTAACTCATCGAGAGTCATGGCTTATCTTTTTATATTAGCCAATTTTTGTAAACGGGATTTTACACCTTCGTGTAATTGAGCATTGCCTTTATCTTCTCCTGTAGCTCCATATGAACCTCCATATTTTCCTGAAGTGCTTGCTGCATTTCCACCTGTTTTTTCACCATATGCTTCTTCCATAGGTGCTTCTTCTTCATCTCCAGCTGGTTCTACCATATCTTCAGGTGCATCTAGACCTGCATCTAGGTCTGCGTCTACTTCTTCTTCGTCATCCATTTCTGGTTCCATTCCTTCTTCACCTCCTTCGAAATAAGATTTTAACATACCAAATATTTTTTGTAGTTGAGCTTCAGCTCCATCAGGACCTCCTGCGGGTGCTTCCATAGCATCAATATCTCCATTATCTACTTGTACACCAGGGCCTCCCATTGGTGGTGCTGGCATACCAGGAGCTCCTGGTGCTGGTGGCATTCCTGGGACCTGTTCATTAACGTATTGATTAAATTCTTCTTTAATCATTTTTTGTAATTCTTTTAAAGTCATTTTTTTTTTATTTTAAGTTGTATTAATTAGTCTTACTTTTTTTATATTTTTTATAACGAGGTTTTCTTCCTCGTCTTTTTTTTCCTTTTGCTGCTTCAAGAACGTCTTTAGATTGATTTGCAACGTTTTTAAATGCATTTTTAACATCTACTAGCTCTCTTCTCATTGCTTTAAGCCTAGTTTTTGTTTCTTTTAATGCTGCTTCAGCTTTCTCATCTATTGTTGTTGAATTCCAAAGAGCATTCCATAACCTTTTAAAATATTTTATCATAACTTTTTTGTTTTTTGTTTTTTGTTTTTTATCTTTTATAACCTCCTACAGATGATCCTATACCTGTGTTTCTTAAAAATCCAAATATTTTTTTTAAAGCATCTGTTGCTTTAGGGTATTTTTCTTGCATTGCTGGATCTTCAGACATCATTTCTAGAGAAGCTACTATACTAGCGGTTCCTAGTAATCCCATTATCCCTCCTATAGCTGACCACATAGAAGGATCTTCATTTAATCTTGTTTGTAGAGTCTCATCTATATTATCTTTATTATCTTTACCTGTTGCTTTTTTAATAGCTTGATCTTTAGCTGCTAGATAATCATCAGAATCTATGTCTCCGTCTCCATCTACGTCTCTCTTCTTACCTTCGTTATTAGGAAGTTTACCATATTTATTTTCTATTATCCATTTTTTGTAATTAAATTCTGCCATTTTGTTTTTATTTTTAATTAGAATTAGGGTCTCCTAGTCCACATGTTAAGCCTTCCATATATGCTATTTTTGCTATTTCATAGTAAGGTTTAATTTTACTTGATCCTTCTCTTAAATTTATTCCGTACTCTTTGATTATATTTAATAGTTCTTTATGGACTTCTCTATCCATAAGAGTTCCTGCTACTGATCTTCTGTCTATTTTTTCTTTTAATAAGATATCTTCTCTTTCTTTTTCTATATCTTCTAATCTTGTGTTAATAGCTTTAATCCTATCAGTAACATGGTCTGTACCATCCCCACTATATACAGGTGATTTATCTGATGTTTTTATTTTTTTTAGATCTGATTCGTAATCTTCTCTATTATATGATTTTTTGCCTTTTTTCTTTGCATTAAAAGCTTGAGCTAAAGGACGTACTTTATCTTGTAACGATTTTTTTTCATTTCTTAGTTTTTCTTCTTCTTTATCTAAACCTTTCATACCTTTACCACTTTTCTTTCCTACTTTTGTAGCTTGTTTAGATATTGTATCTTCATCGTCTTCAAAATCAAGATCTAAATCATCTGATTGTTCTTTTAGTAGGTTTTTTTTAATTTGGTTTTTTATAGCTTCTTTAAGTTTATTTTTTCCTGAAGCTGGTTTCATTGAAGTTTCTTCTTGAAATTCTTTTATCCATCTTTTAAAAGATGGTTTTTTAGACTTATTTAAAAATGTATTTTCATATTGAAGCATACCAGAATAATAAGAAGGATGTTCTTGTAAGTTGTGTAAAACTGTTTCTGTTGCTTTCATTCTTTCTTCAGGTGATGATTCAGATAATCTATCGCATCCCATTTCTGATAAAACATAGTCCATACCTTTTGAAAATTCATATGGGTTAACATGATCTAGTCTGTTTTCTACTTTTGTGCTTCCTTTTACTCTTTTTTGTTTTGAGTAATTAGGTGTATATCCTCGAAATTTATTATTTGCCATTTTATAAGTCTTATTCCCTAATAAATATAAATTAATTTTAAAAGGCGTTATTGTTTTATAATTTTATTGTTTATATTTTGGTTATTGTAAGTAATATTTAAATTATAAACACCACTTGGTAAGTTAGTCATGTCTATTTCATTTGTTTTTTCTTTAAAAATAACTAATTTACCCATCATATCATATACTTTTATATCAATTTCTTTATTTGAATTTAATATGTCAATTACTGGGTTAGGGTATATTAATAATTCAGAAGAAAATTCTTCTAAATCAATAGGCCACCCTAAGTCACAATAATTATATAATTCAATACAATAAGAATTCCAATCACCTGTACAACATTCTGTGTCAATTGATATTACCCATTCAAAACATTCATTAGGTAACCAATATGGGACTCCTGGCCCCCCACTACATTCTGCATCATATTCACATGAATTATCGTCTGTGTTTGCATTTCCATCATAATTGTAAGCATTTATGTCTGTACAGCCCTCTAATATTTCAATACATGACCCATTATCCGTATTAGCATTTTCGTCGTAGTTAAATGAATTTTCATCTGTACATCCATAAACGACTTCTATACATGAAAAGTCTTCTGTGTTTGCTTCTGAATTGTAGTTAAATGCTGTTTCGTCAGTACAACCATAAACTACGGGTATACAAGAATCATTATCAATATTAGCTAATTCATTATAATTGAATGCTTCTGGATCAGTACAACCATAAATGGGTAGTATACAAGAGAAGTCATCTACGTTAGCTAATTCATTATAATTAAGAGCAGTTGGGTCTGTACATCCTTCAACAACTGCAATACATGAGCCGTTGTCTACATTAGCATTCTCATCATAGTTTAATGCAGTACTATCAGTACAACCATAAATAGGTAATATGCAGCTAAAATCATCTACATTTGCATCTACATTGTAATTTAAAGCAATAGGATTAGTACATCCCTCTATAACTGCAATACATGATCCATTATCTGTATTAGCTAATGGGTCATAATTAAACGCTGTACTATCTGTACAACCATATACATAAGCTATACAATTACCATTATCTGTATTTGCATTGATATCGTAATTAAACATAGTTGGATCTGTACAACCATAAATAAATGGAATACATGATCCATCATCCGTATTTGCATTGACTTCATAATTAAACATTGTAGGATCTGTACAACCTAAAACAGGATAAATACAACCAAAATTAGTATTTGCAAGAGTATCTGTGTTTATAGCTAAAGTATCTGTACAACCTAAAACAACTTCAATACATGAATTATCATTTGTATTAGCTAACACATTGTAGTTAAAAGCAGCTGGATCAGTACAACCTAAAATAGGATAAATACAACCTGAATTAGTGTTAGCAAGTGTATCTGTGTTTAATGCTGTTGGGTCTGTGCATCCAATAATTACTTCTTCACATGAACCATCATCTACATTTGCATTAACATCATAATTAAAAGCATCAGGGTCTGTACATCCTAATGAGGGGTATATACAACCAGAATTTGTATTTGCTAATGTATCTGTATTTAGTGCTGTTGGGTCGGTACATCCAATAACTACAGCTTCACAACTACCATCATCAGTGTTTGCATTAACATCATAGTTGAATGATGTTGGGTCAGTGCAACCTAAAATAGGATAAATACAACCAAAGTTTGTATTAGCTAATGTATCAGTGTTAATGGCTAAAGTATCTGTACAACCTAATACGACTGCTATACATGTATCATCATCTGTGTTGGCTAAAACATTATAATTGAATGCAGCTGGATCAGTACACCCATAAATAAACGGTATACAACTAAAATTATCTGTGTTGGCTTCTTCATTATAATTTGTAGCTGTTGGGTCTGTACAACCATAAATAAAAGGCTCACAAGATCCATTATCCGTATTGGCTGCTTGGTTATAATTAAATTGAGTATCATCCATACAACCCTCAATTACTGGAATACATGAATCAGGATCATCAACATTTGCCTCTTCATTATAGTTAAAGGCCTCTTCATCCATACAACCAACAATTACTGAAACACAAGAACCATTATCCGTATTAGCGTTTTCATTATAATTAAATGCTAAATCATTTGTACAACCTTCAACAACGGGAATACAATTACCATCATCAGTATTGGCATCTTCATTATAATTATATGCTGTACTATCTGTGCAACCTAAAACTGTTGGAATACAAAGTGTACCACAAAATGGCATTGCTGAATATGTTTGAAAAAATGGTGGTTGGAATGGTTGAAGTGCACCTTGACCATTGTCTGCAAAAGGATTCCATCCTTCATATAATAATATAACTCCATTTGCATTAGTTAATTTAAATGAATTATGCAATGTTTGAAATTCTACTTCTTCTGGTGGAGTTTGTGCACCCCCAACTGCAAAATAATAAAATGTGACTGGCTTATCTGTTTCTAACCATATGGGAAATGTTTGTTCATATTGTCCTGGCCCCATTGTAAATGACCACATATTATCTCCTTGAACAACCCCTAAAAATGAATTACCCCATCCATCTGCCCCTGCATCACCAATCCATAATTCATAATTACAATTAGGATATATTTCCATTTGTGTTGCATCTGGATTATAATTAAATGCATTTTCATTTGTACAACCAAATATATGTTCATTTAAACAAGAGCCATCATCTACATTTGCACTTGAATTAAATTCTTGATAGTCACTATCTGTACATCCTTCAACAGCTTCTTCACCACCACATATAGGAACTTCTAACCAAGTTGAATAACCTACTTCTCCAAAACCTACACCAACATTTTCTTGAGCTGCATTAACCCATGTTCCTGATGATAATGTAGTAATTGTATCTCCATCACATCCAGTTATAACGACTTCACCATCCATTGTCCCACCAGTAGTTGAACCTGCCATACCATCACCGTAAGTATCTGTTATAATAAATTCAAAACCTCCTTCCATTGCACAAACATCATATGTATAAGTTTGTCCTACATCTTGAAAAGTATATGTTCCATCTGTAATTTCCATAGAACCATCACCACTAACAAATGACCAACCTGTCTCTCCAGGCCAATTGTCTAATGTTATGTCTATTGTTAAAGGAGTATATCCTACATCACATGATTGGCCCCCACATGAACCATCGTCTACAGTTGCCCATGGGTTGTAATTAGGAGCATTCTCATCTGTACAACCTTGTGTACATGGGTATGGTGTATATAATATTGTTTCGGATTGTGTACTGTCTGCAAATGTTGCTTGGAATGAAAATTCTTCTTCCCAGTTAGGAGGCATTTGACCATTACCTGCATAAATACCAAATATACCATTATCAATATCTGTAGTATAACTATAAGTATTTGTGCCTTGGCCTCCATAAGTTATTTGAATTACATTACAATTAGGATTATCTGGATTAGCTTCCCAATTATAATAAAGAAGAGCAGAACCTCCATCACAAGTTTGATCTACAAACCATTCACCTAATCCATCACAAGCTGGATATTCACATAAGAATTCATCATTAACATCAGCTGATTCATCATAGTTAAGTGCATTTTCATCCATACAACCAATTACTGGAGGGTCTGGTGGAGCACAGGGGGCAATTGTTAATGATTCAATTAACATTGCACCATAATTACCTGATGCATAAAATAAGGTATCTTGACATACATTAGAAACTAAACACCAACCTAAATTATCTGGTGGATAACCTAAACCATCCCCCCAAGAATCTAATAATTCAAACGTATAATCACCTGAATCTAAAATTATTTGGTGAAATGCTTCTGCCTGCCCATTTTCATAACCTCCCCCGGAAGCTACTGGTATTGAGTCTGTTCCATTGTATAAATTCCATGTGACTTCATCTGCATAACCATCAAAATCAAATTGAACATTTACCCAACTATCTTGGGAGAATATAAAGAGGGGTAATAATAATAGTAATAATAACTTTTTCATACGCGTATATTTTTTAAATTTTAAAATCTTCATTTTTTAAGTTTAATTCAGATAATCCTTTATTTATAGGGGGCATGTCATCAGGGTTCTCAAAGTCTTCTGGATTCATATTTGTTTCTTCTTGTTTTGATGGCCATTTACCCTTTTCTTTATAGAAATAAACACTAACAGCATCTTTAAAGTACTTTTCTATTTTTTCTTCAGAAATTTTAGTGTCTGGGTTTAGGTTTAAGGCTTTTACAAAAAAAGAAAAACCTCTAAATCTATCTTTTAAAAAATTTTTAATACCTGATTGTTTAGGTCCTGGTTCATTATTTGCATTTTGCATTCTAATTGTGGGGGTAGAGTAAGAGTATAAAACTTGTTCTACAGCTGCTTGATCTATATAAGGTTTATTATTTTCTAATCTAATAAATCTATTATCAGTAGCTGTGTTGTTTTTTCTTGGCCTTTTTTTTATTGAAGGCAGTGCAATTGTTTTAATTTTCATTAATTAAAATTGATCCATTAATATTTCATCTATTACTTCTTGTACCTCGTTTTTCGTTGCTTTCATAGTAAACGAAATGTCAGCTTGAAATCTCTTTACTTCTTTTCCATTAAATACTATGATGGTTGGTACAACTACTACTTCCCATTCTGCTTGAGCAGCTGCATCAGCTGCTATGTCAATATATTGGATTTCGCAGTCTTTTAATTTTTCTACCCATTCTACATCATTTGCTGAATTCCATCCAGCATTAAATTGTACTACACAAAGTTCTGAATCACAGGGTGATTGAGTATATGCTAAAAAGGGTAATAATAATAAGAATAATAATTTTTTCATGTGTTTTATTTTAGTCGATCTATTTTTTCTTCAATACGTCTTAAGTCTTCTTTTATTTCTTGAACGTCATCTTGGGTGTTTTGAATAGTTAGTCGTATGTTTTTGTCCTTCATATCAAATTCCATTCGTGTAACATCTGGATTAGGGGGAATAGGAAGTTCTTTAGCTTCAGCAATGTCTGCTTGAAGTGTGAACCATAGTCCTACTATAGTAAAAATAAATACTGCTATACCTCCTAAGGTTTTTATGCTTACATTAAAGCCTGTATCTTCATTTAATTCTTTTGCCATCTTTTAAAATATTTTGTAATTAAGTCCGAGTGAGAAATTATGCCATTCTCTATTCCAATATTTGTTATATTTACCTTCAACGAAGGCACCTAAATTCTTATTAAACCAATAACCAAAAATCAAACCGCCAGAATAATCTAACCATTGACCTCCATTAAAATTATGATATGAATATTCATTCCCATCATCATAATGATAGGGCATTAAATTACCCCATGAGTGTAACCAAAACTTTTTATCATAATGATAAAAGTCAAAACCAATAATTACAGAATGTTGTAGTGTATTGTTTAATTTATTTCTTTCTGATTCAACAAACTCATCTAATACTGTTGGTATAATAACTTCCTTCCATACTTCGTTTGATGTTGCAACTACATTTCCATTAGGGTCTGTATATGTACTAGTAATAGGATCTATATTATATCCTTCCTGTAATGCTAAGTATGTGTAATGTAAATTGCCATTTTCTAATACCCAATCTGCTAAGGGGTCAAAACCATAAGGTTCAGCAATTCTTTGTACTGCTCCTATGTTAAGTGAAAATTTTCTGCTTAATTTTTGTCTATATCTTTGTGTAGATTCAAAGTATTCAATATCGGCAAAACCGTTTGTGTAGTATTCTACTTTAACTAACCATTTATCTGCTACATATCTTAAAAAATGATGTTGGTCAAAAAATGTTAGTCCTTGTTGTCTTTTATATTCTCCTTCAAATAAAAATTCAAATCCTGTTATTTTACCCATTGTAGCAGCATCTGAGAATGAGTTTTCATTACCTTTTTTAAATGCTTCCTTTGGTAAATAACCAAACCTGGCAATTTTTCTTACCCCAAATTTTATTGAATAGTCAAAAGGTGTTTCTATAACATCTTGGTTTAATTGACCTGTTGTAATAGAATATATATCATCATCAGATATCGATGTCCCTCCATTGATAGCACCATAAAATGTTGAAAATTTAAATACCTTTTTAACTTCTTTATTAAAATTAAACTTTTTTTCCTCTGTTTGGCCAAACATAAGAAGAGGAAATGCTAATAGCATAACTAATAGATGTCTCATATAGTGGGTTTTTCTAATAAATATAGAAAAGAGGAATAAAAAAGCAGCTCT